CATTACACACGAAGATGAATTCTTCCCTATCATTGAATATAGTCGCGGTAAGCCGATTGTGCAGAATTCGGATCCCGAATATTCGAAGCTAGGTGATTATATTGCTGCTGGTATATATGAGCCACATGGTGATTTCTTCATTAAGCCGTTCATTGTAAGCAGTGAAGAGAATTCTAACACTGCACTATTCAATTATGTAATTAATCCTGGTCTAGCATATGTTAAGGGTGAGCGAGTAGAGCTACTTGCAGCTCGTTATCTTCCAAAAGAGCGTGCTACAGATACCGAAAATCAGAATGCTGCTATCACAACTCTTAATTACGGTAATTATGTAATTGTAAACGAAATGAAAGGTATGTTCGATACCGATCAGTTTGCAAGTGTGAATATCTACGATCAGCCTCAGACATCAGTAACAGACGGTGAGGCACCAAACACAACTCCAACTGGCGCTATCGTTGGTACTGCTCGCGTGAAAGCTGTTCTATACGATTCTGGACGTCGTAGCTCTCCTGATGGTAGATTCAGATTCTACATCAGTGATATTGTCATGAATTCTGGTAAGAGTTTTAGCTCTGATGCAAAGAGTTTTGTCTCTCCTAACGTTGCAAGAGCTGATATTGTTCTTGAAAACGGTAAAGCAGTAATAAAAGAATCAGGCTCAGCTGCTCTAATCTTCGACATGGGTGTCGAGGGTATGAGAAGACTTCGTGACCAAAATGGTGTTAATGACACACAATTCATCTACAGAGATATCTCTACTGCAACACTGCAAGCTAACGGTTCTGTAACTTTCACTCTAAACTCACCTCACGCTGGTGGTAATGAGAGATTCTTCGCATCTACTGGTGCACTCTCAACAGCAAATAAGGAGAGAGTGAATGTTGTTCTAGGTGGAACAATCCAAACTGTAAATCTGACAGGCACGATTCAATCACAAACATCAAGCACAGCAGCAGGTTCAAATACGATTGTAGGGACAGGTACAACGTTCCTAACTGACTTTGCTGTTGGAGATACTATTCGTGTTGCTGCAAACACAACATCTGAATACTTCCGTAGAGTTGTAAACATTGCAAACAACACCCATATGGCTGTTAACCAGTCTATCGCTCAAGCTAACGCAGCTGCAACTTATAATAAAGTGTGGACTGCTGGTTCAGTTCTACCGCTTGAGAGTGCAAACGTTAACGTTATCTCTCAGACACAGTTCTCTGTTTCTCTTGGATATTCTCTAACTGGTACTGTTCCTCAGACTGTTGCAGCCTGTTACCCAGTTCTTCGTACTCAAGCTGTTGAAGCAAAGAAAGAAGTTCGTAAAAACAGATTTGTAAGAATCAGCTGTGCAAACAACGTAGCTACAACTACAGGTCCTTGGGATCTCGGTATTAGCGATGTTTACAAAATTGAAAATGTATACGTTGGTACTACTTATTCTACATCAAACCCAGAAAGATCTACATGGTTTACGCTTGATTATGGTCAGAGTGACACAGCTTATGATCATGCAAAGCTCGTATTGAATCCTGCATTCAAGGATCAGATCACTTCTGCTACACGAATCCTTGTAGAACTATCATATTTTGCTGCAAATACTACATCTGGTATTGGCTTCTTCTCAGTTGATTCTTACCCTGTAAGAGATCCCGGTGAAGTTGCTAACACTACAAACATTTCTTACGCAGAAATTCCAGTTGTTGCTGGTTATGATCTTCGCAATTGTGTTGACTTCAGACCTCGTAAAAGCAACACAGCTACTGATACTACAGATCCTGCTACTGCAACAATTAACCCAGGAGCTGGTACTTATGTTGTACCTACAACTGGTTTGCATCTTGGTGCGCCTGACACAAACTTCCAAGCTGATATTGAGTACTATCTGCCAAGAATCGATCTTGTACAGGTAAACCGCAATGGTGCATTCACTGTAAAGTCTTCTATTCCATCTATTAATCCGAAAACACCAGCTGCTGATGCAGACTCAATGCCAGTTGCTGTTGCTTACGTTCCTCCTTATCCTTCACTAACTGCTAATGAAAGACCAATCTATAACAGACTGCAAAAGAGCATTTCTACGAACGTAGCTGGTAATAAAGCATACACGATGCGTGACATCAGTGTGCTTGACCAAAGAATTAATCGTCTCGAATACTATCAGAGACTATCGATGCTTGAAGCGCAGGCACGTGATTATACTGTAAAAGATGAGAACGGTCTTGATAGATTCAAAAATGGTATTTTCGCGGATCCATTCAACAACCATTTGCTAGGTGATGTTTCTAACTTCGAGTATAGCATTGCTATCGATGAAAGAGAAACAGTTGCTCGTCCAAAAATTGAGAAGAATGACATTGATCTAAAAGTGAGCAACACCTCAAATGTTGTCACACACGGTTCTATTGCTTCTCTACCTTATACTGGTGAGTTGTTTATTCAGCAGCCTTATGCTTCAAAATATCGCAATGCTACTGAGTCTGTTTGGAAGTGGGAAGGTAACCTTTCACTACATCCATCTTATGACCATTTCCGTGATGAAGAGAAGCTTCCTGATGTTAACGTCAATATTGATTTATCTACTGCTTGGGATCAGTTCGCCTCATCACCATTTGCACAAACATTCGGTGACTGGAGAACAGTTAATTCTCAGACAAGTTCTACAGAAACAAGAGAAGGTTCATTGACTGGTGGTGGTACTATCACTACAACCACAACAACTACGAACATTCTCCAGCGCCAGGTATCACAGCTAGAAGTTGCAAAAACTTCAAACAGCTATGACCTAGGTTCATATGTAACTGACTTCACAATTAACCCGTATATGCGTTCAAGACAGGTTGCATTCATCGCAACTGGTTTGAAGCCAAATACAAACTACTGGGCATTCTTCGATAAGAAAGCAGTATCATCGCACTGTGCACCTGCTACGCTTGCTGCTGGTTATAATCCAGAAACTGGTATTGTCAATATCACGCAAGGCCAGGAAAGCCAAATCGTAAACCGCTCAGCAAATTGGGGCACACAGCTAACTTCTGATTCAGATGGTAATCTATATGGTATCTTCAGAATTCCAGAAGGAGAATTCCGTGTAGGTGATCGTCAGTTCATGCTAGCTAACGTGGATGATCTAACAACAGGATGGGATGCTATTACATCGTCAACTCGAGCAGTATACACTGCTTCAAACATGACGATCACATCACGTTCTGCTACGATCAATACGATAGAACCTTCAATCTCGTCAAGAACTACAACTGAGACGATTGTTGATACTTCTACTCAGATTACACAGAGACAAGAGCCTGAACCTGCTAGACCTCCATTCAGACCAGAAATTATTATTGGACCGGCCCAAATAGGTGAAGGTAGTGATGATCCGCTTGGTCAGTCATTCTATATCGATCTACCTAGAAACGTTCCTGGTGTGTTCCTAGATGAAATTGGTGTATTCTTCCGTACAAAAGATAGTAAACTTGGTATCAGCTGCGTAATCTGTGAACTCTCTGCTGGTGTTCCTGATACTACAAAGATTGTAGCAAAAGCATATCTCAAACCATCTCAGATTTCAACATCAAATGATGGTACTGTTGAGACAAAGTTTAAATTTGCTAATATTCCATATCTATCTGCACAGAAGTATTATGCATTCTTCTTGCAGCCAGATGGAAATTCTCCTGAATATACTGTTTGGATGGCTGAGATTGGCGGTGTTGATCTTGCAACTGGTACAAAGATCCATTCCAATCCATATATCGGCACTGCATTCGTTTCTGCGAACTCTACAACATGGAATGCTCTACAGACTGAAGATGTGAAGTTTAATATCTATGTTTGCGTATTCTCTCCTCTAACTGGTTCTATTACGTTCACAGATCAGGATGATGAATATATTACAGTGAATGGATTTACCGTTTCTAACAGTGAAGTATTCGTAGAGATTGGTGATCTTGTATATACTCAGAACTCTACAGGTGGTTTAAATACTTCAAACACAGCTCCGTTCGGTGTTGTTCAGTATGTAGATCGCACAACAGACACAGTTGTTCTCGATGGGTCTAGAGGTGGGTTCACTGCTAACACTGTGATTGAATTCCATAGACCGGCTCAAACAGGAAATGTTTCTTCTGTTTCTGCTAATACACGAATTGCACTATCCACAATTGAATCAGTAGATAATGTTGAATATTCAATTGTTGTTCCTCGTATTGGTGCAATTACTCCGTCTGGAACGAACATTTCTTACTCATTTAAAGGAATGGATTCTTCTGAAAGTGAAGATCCAAACTGGATGACAGTTCAGCCTGAAACAGAGCTGGAATTGCTTGATAAAATGAGAATTGTAAAGTCTAAGAGCAACAGAAATATTGTCTCAAAATCTACACAATTCCAGCTTAACTTGAGCTCTGAATCTCGTTACACAACACCGATAGTTGACCTTCGTCGTCGTTCAGCGTTCATGATTAAGAACCTTGTGAACAACGATATCACAAACGAGCATACTCGTAACGGTAACGCAACAACAAAGTATGTTTCACAGAAAATTGTTCTTGCTGAAGGTCAAGATGCTGAGGATATCCGAGTAATCGTGACAGGTTACAGACCAGCTGGAACTGATATCCACTGCTATGTCAAATTCTTGAACGGTGAAGACCCGGATACTTTTGAAAGCAAGCTATGGACAAAACTCACAATGTCTGAGGGAGCTTCTTCTTATTCATCACTTCTAGATGTGAATGATTATAGAGAATATGTATATTCAGTTCCTTCAACTGCAGGTATCGCAGGACAAGCCTTCTTGAATGCAAACAATAATAACATCCTTCAATACACAGGAAGTGGAAATTCAGTGTATGTTGGATACAAGACTTTTGCAATTAAGCTTGTATTAACTTCTGAGTCACCTGAAAAAGCACCAAGAATGAGAGATGTAAGTGCCATCGCCCTCCAAATCTAATGATAGTTTCATCAGATCGCCAACTAATAAAGGTGCTCTCATAAATACTGATAGTGAAGGTCTTCAGGAATACAAGAAGGCGAAAGAGCGTTTTCGTCGCCTCAATGACATTCCGAAGATAGAAAAAAGACTAGATAAAATAGAAAAACTATTGGAGCAGTTACTGGTAAAGCTAGATGGCAATTAATATTCAACCTATCAACCCAACTACAGATAACTTTGCAGACTTCTGGAGTAAAGTTAACCAGATCATCGATGCTCTTGAGAATGAAGTTGCATTGAAGGGTGATACTGATGAATTCGTTGCTAATACTATGTTTACGAATGAAATTAGCGGTGGTAAGCCTGGTGAACCTGCAACGTTAACAGTGAAAACTAATGTTACATTCGAGGGCGCGAATAACATCCTTGGATTTGTTTCTAATTATACTATTGCTGGTGCAAACACAACACACTTTATTTTAACTGCGAATAACGTAACAGGTAAACTAAGATTAGCATCAAAAGCTGATATTGGTGGTGCAAATTCAGGTCTAGATGCAGATCTTCTAGACGGTCAGCATGGTGATTATTATCTTGATGCTGCTAACTTCACTGGAAAACTTCCAAATAGTCTATTCCCTAGTGCATTACCAGCTGCAAATGGAAGCAATCTAACATCTCTTACTGCTTCGAATCTGGTTGGTACGCTTCCAAATAGCGTCTTTCCAGCTACTCTTCCTGCTATCAACGGCTCGAATATAAACAATCTTGATATTTCAAAAGCAGACAGAGGCACATTATCTCCTGACAGAGTTCCAGCAGGAACGTTTGTTCCAACAGGAACGATCTTAGATTTTGCTGGATCAACTGCTCCAGCTGGTTATTTGATCTGCGCTGGCCAGGCTGTAAGCCGTACAACTTATGCAGATCTTTTTGCTGTTATTGGTACTACATACGGCGGTGGTAACGGTTCTACAACATTTAATCTACCTGATTTGCGTGGACGTGTTATCGCTGGTATCGATAATATGGGTGGGTCAAATGCTAATCGTCTTGGTGGTGTGTCGTTTAGTACAACAGGTTTGGGTGGTGTGGGTGGTTCTTCTACAGTTACACTGACTACTAACCAGATTCCATCACACTCGCACTCTGGTACGACTGCTGCAAGCGGTAGTCACAACCATACAGGTACTACTACCACGAATGGAAATCACTCGCACTCTGGTTGGACAGATGCGCAAGGTTCGCATACTCACTCTGGTTGGACAGATGTGCAAGGCAACCACGCCCATGCAGTGCCAACAACTATTGGTCCGAGCCAAACTGGTCCTGCCGGGTATTCTGTCGCCCCAGGCCCGGTCGCGAACCCCGCTACATACAGCACGACGGCGAGCGGACAGCATTCACACAACGTTAGTACTAATGCTGCTGGTTCACATACTCACAATGTAGGCATGTCTGCAAATGGTGATCACGCGCACACATTCACTACAAGCACAGCAGCTAACCACACTCACACATTCACTACAGAAAGCACTGGTTCTGGTCAAGCGCATGAAAACGTGCAGCCAACTATGTTGATGAATAAAATCATAAAGACGTAATAGATAACACTGCTCTCCTAAATATTTCAAAACGGAGAGTAAATTGGCAAACCTCACACTTACCCAACTTAAGAAACTAGCACCATACGGAAATGAAGCGATTCTAAAAAACACAGTAATCGCATTCAATGAGTATGCTGATGAGCTCGGCATCAATAAACCTCTACGAAAAGCACATTTTCTAGCACAGCTTGCTCATGAAAGCGCAGGTTTTAGAACAACAAAGGAGTATGGTGGCCCATCTAAGAGATATGCTCCTTGGTATGGTAGAGGTCTCATTCAGACGACTTGGCAAGAGAATTATGCTGAATTCTATGAATGGTGTGTGAAGGAAGGATTTCAGGATGTTCCAGAATTTTTCACAGCTAAGGGTAGAGAAGAAGTGGCTCGTTTTCCATGGGCATTTCTATGCGCTATTTGGTACTGGGAATCTCGCAATCTTAACGAATTAGCTGATGAAGATAATGTACGTGCTATCACAAAGAAAATCAATGGCGGTTACAATGGCCTAGATGACCGTATTATGTATCTTAACAAGGCAAAAAAGATTTTCAACGTTAAGATTAATGATACAGATGCACCATCTGGAACTCTTGTAGGAGATTTCACAGCAGAGGACGTTCAGAAGGCTCTAGTAAAGCGTGGATATAAAGTTACTGTTGATGGTAAAATTGGTCCAAAGACTATCTCTGCTATCAAAATGTTCCAGAAGACAAATGGACTTGTGCCTGACGGCTTAGTAGGTCCAAAAACTGCTAAGGTATTGTTCAGCTAATGTCAAAACATCTTCCTGAAACTAGAGAAGAATTTAAAGAAATATGTTTAAGACGACTTGGTCATCCAGTCATCAAGATTAACATTTCTGATGACCAAGTCGAAGATTGCGTTGAAGAAGCATTGAAGTATTATTATGACTATCACTTCGATGGATCTGAACATGCTTATATCACCCATATTATAACAGAGCAAGATAAAACTAACCGCTTTATTCCTGTTGATGATAAAGTAATTGGCATAACAAATATATATTCTCTCTCAACTGATGCATTTAACACATATGTTACTAATATGTGGACTGGTGGTTGGCAGATGGCATTGGATTTTGCATTCAATATCTCATCTGGTTCCATTGTAACATACTATATGAACAACATGTATTATGAGTTTCTAAACCAGATTCTGGTTGGCATTGTTGGGCTGAGATTTAACAGAAAAACCAATCGACTATACATCGACTATGATTGGAGTCGCTGGAATGTTGGTGATAGGATCATCATTGATGCACGTGTTAAAACGGATCCAGAAGAACATCCAGAAGTTTGGCAAGATAGGTGGTTAATTCGTTATACTGCAGCAAAGATTAAGCAGATTTGGGGATCTAATCTTTCTAAATTTACAGATGTTCAACTTCCAAGCGGTGTTTCATTCAATGGTGATAAAATCTATGATGATGCCACAAATGAAATACAGATGCTAGAAGATGAAATGATCTTGTCATACAGCTTACCTCCAAGAGATCAGGTTGGCTGATAAATAAATGTATGGCAACTAATCCATTTTTCAATAATTTCAATAATGCTAATGAGCAAAGCCTATACGATGACCTAGTTGTAGAATCAATTAGAATCTATGGGCATGATCTCTATTATCTGCCACGTACTGGAATTAAAGAAGAAGAGATGATGAATGAATTCTCATTTGCAGAATTCAACAAAGCCATCGCAGTTGAGATGTATGTTAAGAACTTCGATTCATTCGAAGGTGAAGGTCAATTCCTCTCAAAGTTTGGTCTTGAGATTAGAGATCAGATGAGATTGGTTCTATCAATTCGATCATTTAAACAATTCATCCAACCATTCACAAATAATCCTAGACCTTATGAAGGTGACTGCATCTACGTCCCTATGACAGGTGTGATGTATCAAATTAAATATGTAGATACTTCTGCTATCTTCTACTCATTAGGTAAACTTTATACCTATGAGATAACTTGTGAAGTTCTAGAATATAGCAACGAGAAATTCAACACAGGCGTTCCTGAGATCGACAACAAATATCCGCAATACCAGGATCCGAGAGATCCAAATTACAATATCGCTTCATTTGACAACAATGCTGATAACAACATTATTGAAGAAGAAGCAGATGAAGTACTTGATTTCTCTGAATTGAATCCGTTTGGATCGGAGGAAGATTAATGTTAGGTTATGATTTTCGATACGAGTTAATTAGAAAATATGTTGCTGTTTTCGGCACACTATTCAGAGATGTAAACATCTTTAGAGACGACAACTCTAAAGTGAACGCTCAAATGATCAAAGTTCCAATCTCTTACGGCCCTCGTGAGAAATTTTTGGCAATGGTCAAGCAGAAGCCAGATAGTAAGAGAGTTGCTATTAATCTTCCACGAATGGCTTTCCAGATCGTTGGTATGGACTATGATCCAGAGAGGAGATTTCCTCGTAACGATAAATTTTACAATCCAAAAACTCGAGAGATAATTTACGAACTCTCTCCATGGAACATTAACTTTGAACTTTACATCATGGCTAAGTCTCAGATGGATATGACGAAGATAGCAGAACAAGTGTTATACTTCTTCAATCCAGATTGGACAGTCACAGTTCAATTACTTGAAGATATCGATCGAACATGGGACGTTCCTATTATTCATAACGGTACTGTAAGCATCGAAGATGTATATGAAGGTAGCTTTGATGAGAGAAGAATGCTCATTTGGACCATCTCATTCACTATGAAAACATGGTTGCTTGGACCGTTAATGGAAAAGAAGCAAATCAAGTTCATCTCAATTAACACATTCAACGGTTTAGATAGCACTGCTCCAGCCGAAACTACAACAATTCAGCCTGGAATGACTGCAAACGGTGAACCCACTACAGATCCTAGCAAGACGATTCCTTATCAGGAAATCAATGAGGATGATAACTGGGATTATATAATTCAGCAAATTGACTATATAGATCCGGAGACAGAAAATGGATGAAGAAGGAACAAAAGGTTCTATAACCGATCTAGTTGTTTCCAATAAGAAACAAATTGAAATTATTGATCCTGAGACAACAAAAACGGAGCAATTGCAACTTGAACTTGAAGAAGTAAAAGTTGGATTGCAAAATATTGCTGCTGTTGGAGAGAAAGCTTTGAGTGAATTATCTGAGCTTGCTCGTTCTTCACAACATCCAAAAGCTTATGAAGCGCTCTCAAATACAATCAGAGCACTTAACGAAACTCACAAAGAATTGAATAATGTTTTAGCTAATAAGAAAATATTGATCGATTCAGAGAAAACAGGAAATCAGAGTGCAGCTGAAACTAATGTGACAAATAATACATTAATAATGTCAAGTTCTGAACTGCTAAAACTCATAAAACAGAAAGCTTCAGAAGAGGATGGTGAGTAAAAACGATTTCTACAACGGTAATCCACATTTACCGAAAGCAAATACACCTAAAGAGTTTACACCTGAACAGATCTCTGACTATGTCAGATGTATGAATGATCCTGTTTACTTCGCTGAAAAATTCTTTAAAGTTGTCCACCAGAAGCGTGGACTTATTCCAATGGAGTTATATGATTATCAGAGAGAAGCTATTGATAAGTTCCAGAAGAAAGGTAAACTTATCATGGCTACTGCTCGCCAGGTAGGTAAAGCACTTGCTCTTGATACTGTTGTACCTTTATACAATGGTGGATTTACTACTATCGGTGATCTGAAAGTCGGTGATATAATTGTTGGTTCTAATGGCAGAGGAACCAAAGTTACTTTTAAATCAGAGATTCATAATAAACCCACATATAAAATTACCTTTGATGACGGAACAGAAGTAGTAGTATGTGAAGACCATGAATGGACGGTTAATGATAGATACCGTTTTAATCGTAGATCTACAAAAACTACTAAACAATTGCATACTGACTACAAACAAACAAATTCTTATGGTTATGATGTTCATAGATATTATATCGACAATATCACTCCAGTTGATTACCCTAAAAAGGATGTACATATTGACCCATATTTGCTAGGGGCATGGTTGGGTGATGGATTCTCGTCTGGTGGTGTGTTTACGTGTTCAATGGAACATCGTGAATATTATGTGAGAAAAGGATTTAAGTTTACATCAGAAACGAGTGCAGAGAGGAATATCAATGATACTGTCTACACACGGACAATCTCTGGTCTTGTGACTGAATTGAAGAAATACAATCTTATTAATAATAAACATATTCCTGATGATTATCTTTATAATAGTTTTGAAGTACGAAAGAAGCTGTTAGAAGGGTTAATTGATACTGATGGTTATGTAGCTAAAAATGGAAGAGTTATATTAGAATTCACTAACAAATACCCGAAACTAATTGAAGATGTTCGTCAATTGCTACATTCTTTTGGTTTAAAGGTTTGGGTGTCACATTGCCATAATAAGAAGTTTAACACATCTTCTACACGTTTATCTACTATGCTTGACTTAGAGCATTTAGATCTTGAATTGATTAACTACAAACAAGAACGTTTAAAAGTTAGAAGTCCTCGTAGAAGGTATAATCTTTCAAGAACTATCACAAATATAGAACTAGTTGCTACTGTTCCTACACAATGTATCACGGTAGATGCAGACGATCATCTATTTGCAATTGGTAAAGAATATCTCTTAACACACAATACAACAGTTGCTACTGTTATTATTCTTTGGGTTGCTCTGTTTAATGAACATAAAAACATCGCTATTCTAGCGAACAAAGAAGCAACTGCAAAAGAAGTATTAGAAAGAATTCAGCTTGCTTATGAACATCTACCAGCATTCTTGAAGGGCGGAGTGAAAACGTGGAACAAGAAATCAGTAGAGTTTGAAAACGGTTCAAAGATCTTTGCTGATGCTACTTCTGGATCGTCAGCACGTGGTAAATCTCTTTATCTATTGTACATTGACGAATGTGCACACATTGATGGTTGGGAAGAGTTTGCTGCATCAGTTCTTCCGACAATTTCATCAAATATTGATGAAGATAGTGAAGGTAGTGGTGATGAGTCTAAGCTTATCTTTACATCTACTCCGAATGGATTAAATCATTTTTACCATTACTATCTTGATGCTAAGAAAGAAGATGGTGAATTTGCACTTGTTGAAGTGCCTTGGTGGGAAGTTCCTGGTAGAGGAGAAAAGTGGAAGAAGAAAGCTCTTGCTGACTTAAACAACGACCAGCAGAAGTTCGAGCAGGAATACTGCGTAGAGTTTCTTGGAAGTTCAGGTACACTCATCAGTGGTGCAGTATTAAAAGTACTTCAGCACAAAGAACCAATTTATCACGATGAAAAAACTGGACTGAAAATATATCAGGAACCTATCGAGAAACATACTTATGTATTAACTGCAGATGTGTCAAGAGGTAAAGGGTTAGACTATTCTGCTTTCAGTGTATTTGATATATCAGTTATGCCTTATCAGCAAGTATGTACGTTTAGAAACAACAAGATGAACACAACTGACTACGCTGCTATGATTGACAGAGTAGCGAGACATTTTAACTTTGCATTTGTTCTTGTTGAGTTAAATGATAACGGCTTGTATGTGTCAGATATGTTGTACTTGCACCACGAATACGAAAACATGATTCAAACAGAATCTAAAGGCCGTTCAGGGAAGCAAGTATCTGTTATGGGAGGTAAAAGGTCAGATAGAGGTATTACAACATCAACCAAAGTAAAATCATCTGGTTGTGCAATGTTGAAAATGCAGGTTGAACAGTTCAAATTGATTGTTAATGATAAAGATACAATTGATGAACTGAAGACGTTCTCTCAGAAAAAGAAAGCTGATGGTACATTTGCTATTTCTGCACCATATGAAGCTGAACCTGGAAAACATGATGACTTAGTTATGGGCTTAGTCTTGTTTGCTTGGTTAAGTGCACAAGACTTCTTCAAGAATGTAACTGATATTGATATTCTTAAAGAACTTAGAGAAATTGGTGAAGATGATTTAGAGGATCATCTTAT